ACCCGAAAGCATCCCGGCCCTTTCTTCATCTGTTTTAGATGGGAAAAGATATTTCAGTGCTTCAATGCTATCAACACCTAACTCCTGGAGGTTCCTAACCACAATAGAATTGTTAAGTGTGTCTTGCGTTGAGTCCTCATAAACAGGACCAAGCCAGCGCCATAACATGGTTACATCGCCGTCAGGAATTAGGCCAAGCACACCAGGGGGAATCTGTTGTGACTGGAGACATGCCATCATTAAACTTTTGACTTGCTCTTCAAAAGCTTTACGTGCATCTTGGTACATCTGAATTTCTTCAGGAGTAGCCGTCTCTGGTAGCTCCAGGGGCTTTTCAATTCCCGCAGTAGCAGCAAGCGTCTCACGGAACAAGCGTTCTTCCTGGTAAACAATTAATTCCAGACAACGACAAATGCCATACGTATAGATAGCATTTGCTTTTTTCTTTGCTGTTGCAGAGACACGACCGAATAGTGATTTGTATTCTGTTGCAGTTACACCAGCGGAAATTGACAGTTCATCTACACCACCAAGGGCAGTCCTAATTTCTTCCCTATACTGACGAGAGAATGAATTTTGGTCACCAGTAATTGCATCTGGGACAATATAGCCAACACGATCGTTTGGCTCCAGGTTTGCAATAACGCGTGGAACACGGATCTGTCCATCCACACCACGGCTAACTGGATCTGATTTAAACGTAGAACGGCTCAATGCACTGGGACTATTGAAGCCAGAGTTGGCTGCAATAGATGGACGCTGTACGACGGAATCACCACCGGATTCCATCAAGTCAGTTTTTGGCCTGGAGGAGAGAAGAGTTGGATTACCAAAGAACTGAATGTTCTTACGCATGGTACGAACTATTTCGTCATGCGTACAAATATGATTGGCTAACGCATCAAATTCACCAACGCCCTCATTGGAGAAACCCTTAGGGTTATTAAGAATCTCTACGCAGGGAATAAAACCTAACGTGTTTTTAAACGTTTTTGTTTTACCAGCAACAGCGTAGTTAGGTTGTTCAAATGAAATTTCGCCTTCCGAGTGAGTCTCTTCAATTGTTTTATGCTTGATTGAAAGCCTGATGTAACGTTTGGCGCCCTGCCCCATGGCAGCAGGCCCAGTTAAACTGCCAGCCTGAATGTCTTGATCAAAGCCAAAACCACGACGCACCTTATAGCTGTAGATGATTACAACTTCATCTAGCTCGCCGTCTACGTTGTAGTAGGTTCGATATTCGTGTTTACGAAAGAAGTACAGGCGATAGTTGGCTTCCGTTGGTCGGATATAAAAAAGACCCTGGCCATCAGCCAGGAAGTAATCCCAGATCGAATCAAGGCGAGTATCGAGTTGATTGTATTTAACTACACGATCAATAAAGTCTTTGCGTTGGTTACCAAAATTATCTTGCCCTGGAAAAAATTCAACACCTTGCCGTATACCAAATAACCGCATCTGCGCCAGATGCGATGCCACGATGCCAGTATCAATTGCAGACCCACCATCTTTTTCAAGATACGAGTCAATGATCTCTCTTAATCGTGTCTTAGCATCGACCGCCATTAACTATTTTCCTCTTTATCTTTATTGATCTTAGCAGCTTTTGATTGTTTCTTGTGCCACAACCAGAGGTCGAAGTAAAGCAATTCACCCTGAGTGAACAACTCAGGATGCTTTAATGCTTCTTTTACTAGTTGTTTTTTCTTCATTATCAATAAAGACCTTGTTGTTTCAATGCTTCCACTTCGGCTGCGCGGCGATTAAGAATGGTGTTTACAGGGGTATTATTTGAACCTTGCTTGATTCCCTTCTTGGAATTGTCAACAGCTTCTTGGCTTTTATTCCAGGTCATTGGATTAAGTAGGTTAAAGCCTCCAGCAATTTGCATGTTATTCATGCCCGCAACATTTCCAATATCTCCAGCAAACCCTTGTGCCATTGGCATATTTTGTCCAGGACCAAGTAGCGGAGTGAATGGCTTGTCAAGAGTTTCTTTTTCTCCTGGTAAGAGGGGGCGATTCCCCCAGGGTTCGCCTCCTTGTATTTTAAACCGGGGGTCTGTTAAAGGATTGGGATTGGCTTGCGCTTGGTATCCAGTGTTACCTGGAGCACCAGGGAAATTGTAAAACATTTCAGATCTTGCTCGTTGTTTTTATTTTACTCTTCTATAACCTCGTACCCAGCACTGTCATTGAGCTTGGTTAGAAGAACACCATTTCCTTTAAGCTTCCATTCCAGAACATCTCCCTCTTGCCAACCAAGGGTTTCTATGATGTCATCCGGAAAAGTAATGAACGATTCTCCGTTTTCGTCTTCTTGTATTTCCAGGATGTAGCTCATTTTGCTAAAAGCTTTTCCACAAGTTTATCAAGCTTCATGTTGATCTGTTTGAAATTGTCGTGCATTTCTGTGATTTCCCTTAGGAAGTCTACTTTCAAAACGTAGTCCAAAGGCATTCGATTTACCTTTTCTTCTAGCTTATCCAGCTCTCGTTCTTGGTTTGCCAATGAGGTGTCAATTTGCTTTGCGCGTACCGAGAAACGATTTAGAATTTTATTGGCAGTCCAGCTCCCTCCGGAGACGCCTGATATAGCCAACGTTACAAATAACGCTAAATATTCTGGACCCATGACTAAAGCTTTTTTTCTATTCTAGACTTTAGTAATCGAGATGGAGGTTTCCTTTTCTGGCCAATCCTGTTACCAACCAGACGAGAGCGTCGACCGTATCGTCATGACTACTAACACCGAAATTAGTGAGTTCCTCGAAGAGATTACTGAAGTTCCGGTATCGGTTGAAGATGATCTTACGGTCTTCAAACATGCCAATGATGCCACGGAAACGCGCAAGCTTATCTGCACGGAACCCCTTCACTGGGTGCCAAATCAAGTTGTAGAGTCCTTCGTTATTCAGGCAAACACGTTTGAAATCGGCCTCCAGAGAAGCCTGGTACTGTACGGCTTCTGACCAAATGTCACACGTTGAATACGTTGGGAAGTATGCACCGTTTTCATCACAACCAAGAACAGACCAATCGTTTAAAAGTTCTTTCATGGCATCTAGTTTCTCTAGGTTACCCATGACGCGGATACGCCGGTAATCAATAATGTGTATACGGTCACCAATGCGCCCACCAAGAATCATCACTGTGTAATCATTTTTCTCTTTGATTCCAGCAGAAAGATCGACTCCCACTCCAAGGGCGTCAAACTCTGTTGAGATTTCAGCTTTGACGATTAGCTCTGGTGCCAGAGAAAGTTCGTTTTGTCGAATTACTTGATTCATGTATTGGAAAGAAAATGCAATAGGTGCTTGCCTTTTCTTTTCCTTTAAGTATTCCAAAGGCCACATCTCCGGCCAGTACGATTTCTCCTCTCCTGTTTGAATGTCATTTTGAATAGCTGAAAGAATAATTTGAACCCAATTGTTTTGTTCATTAAAAGTAGTGGAATGAATATCGTCATGCCTGAATCTAGTGCCAAGGCAAATCGCTCTGGCGCCTTCAAACATGGTTGGTGAAATCACTGCATTCCAGTTATCCTGCATCATCTTCCTAATGTCAGGGTTTGCAATATCTGCGGCTGACTTAATGGCGTCATCAATCATTACCAGGTGTGAACGCTTAGAAGTCACTGAACCTTTCAAGCCCGCAGCGCAAAGGGTAAATTGCTCATCACCCACTACTTCAATGCCAGCAAATTTATGGTCAATGGACCAGTACTCATTACTGGTTACGTTTTTTAGAAGACGTACTTTAGGGAAGACTTCCTGATACCTTTTGCTTTCAATGATGCGTTTAATTGTTGCAGACTTGGAACGAGCAATGTCTACCGTATAAGACAAGTAAAGAATCTGAAGGGGAAGTTTGGCGGTAGTATGAACACCAATTGCCCATGCCGTTAGCAAGCCAAGCACCGTGCTCTTTGCTGAACCGCGGGGAGCAAGCAGGTCCACGTTAGGACCTGCAATTTTAATTAGACAAGAACTGTCTTCGTTAGTTACAAAATGCCGATGCCATTCTTTATGATGTTCCGCCGGGGGCTTATCTGCTACGTACTCACAAAAATAACCAAAGTCTTCCTTTGCAAGATCTAGTTTATCTTGATTTTTATTCTCTTTAATTTTAAAGTTTTTTGTTGCAGCACGAGCATTACGCCGGTGCGCCAAATAGGTATAAGCGGGCACAGCACGTAATCAAACTATGCTTAAATACTAGCTTATTTTTTATCTTTACGTTTCTGATCTTGATATTTCCTAGCCTTGTCTAAAGCTGCTTTACGTTTTTCCTTATCGCTCATCTCAGTACCGTCCTCCTTCTTTGCTTCTTTTTTCTTAAGGTACTCAAGAAACTGCGGAGGCATTTTACCTTTTGCCATGTTTATTCCCCTGGACGCCTAGTGGGAATATTGCCACCAGAGAAGCCGGGCCGCATTGGTGCCTGAGCGCCACGACGTTGCTGCTCACGGGCATAGTTACCATATGATGCTCCTACTCCGCTACCTACGGGAGGAAGGCCCCCTGGAGCGGCTTCTGGGCGCTTAATACCTACTGATTCGGCTGCGCTGCCAACTCTACCTTGAATGTTTTGTTTGGCAGTGGCGTTATCACCTGCCAATGGAATAGCTTTGCCCGCGCCCATTTTTACTTCTTCTTGGGAGGTACAGGCTTACCTTTGCCTTTGGCGGGGGGAATAGGTGCTCCTTTCTTGGGAGGCACTGCTCCTTTTTTGGGAGGAACAGCACCCTTCTTGCCAGCTTCTTCCTTGCCCACGGGGACCAAGCCTTTACCGGGAACAAACTTTTTCTCTACAGCCATGATCAGAAGGTATTCCTTGTTTAAGTATACTGTTGTTTATTCTTCCAGTTGCATTCTGGCCCACACACTCATGATGGCTTCTTCTAGGGGAGCCTCAATGGGGTCATCTTTAAAGATAAAAGCTACTTCCCGCATTGCCCTGTCGGCACCAGCCATCAACAAGCCCTTACGATCTTTGACCGAAGTAAACTCTTCTACTTGTGCAATGGTGCCACGTAGTTCACGCTGCATGCCAGCAATGCGAGCAACGCCGTGATCTCGTTTGACATTACCTTCTCCCGTCATCTCCATGGACTCCCGCAATTTGCGGATGTCTTCTTGCATCTCTTCAATTTCGTAAAGAAGAGTCTTGCGGTGATCTGGTTTTTTGTACTTACTCTTTACCCAAGCTTCACATGCAATAATGCTTCCGTTGTAACCAAGGAAGCGGCTATACAGAAATATTTCAATTATGGAGTAATTATCCGAGGCAAAAGCAAGAAATGATTCTTGGACAGCACAATCTAAATTGTCTACCCAGCAATCAAATATCTCAATATCGATAAGCTCGCTGGGCCTGTCCGTAGTCGCGTGCCTCGTCGGATTGCTTGAACTGCTGTCCTTGCTCCGCTGAGGTACGCTGCTCTTCCGCGCCTTTACCGATGGTTTCTCGTTCTTGAGATCCGACATCTTCTGCCTTCTTCTTGGAGAACTCGTATGCTACACCAGCAGCTTGCTTATATTTGTCTAAATCAAACCAGTCATCAACATCTGTC